GTCTCTTCATGAGAGCAGTTACATAAGGTTTTAAGAATGAATCATTCCACACTCTACCATAATCACTTGGGTCTAATACCCTAAAACACTCCATAACTAGAAAATCATCAACAGTAACACTACCCCAATCAATATCCAAATATAACCTATCCATTCTTTTATTAAATCTTATTTGCTTTTCCGTAGTTAATGCAAACTGAATATCTTCAAGAAATGATTTAACCATTGCATAACTAAGTATTTCCGTAGATCCCCAATAATAAACATCATTTAAGAATAACTGATACTTAACACTAAACATATTGTTAGTGATAGTATTAGCACCATCAAAATGAAATACTTTATAAACACCAACAACTGATGGTGGAACTTGTAGATAATTACTATTTTCTGTCCAATCAAAATCTACTGCAATCGTACTTATACCAGACGATGCAGGTGCAGTAGCAGTAGTTGTAACTATTCCTGCTGATCCTAAACTAGATCCAGCTTTCGCAGTTGCTTGTCCTCTATCAATATCTGCTTGAGTAATCTGATACTTCAAGTACATACGAGCACACCCGTCAAAGTGCCTCTCTTGGAAGAACTGGATGCCGTCATCGATGATATCCTCACATTGTTCATCTGCAAGGTTAATTTCCAGTACAGGAGCACCTAGCTGCCTTAGACAGTACTGTTTAAATTCGGATCGACTACTTGGTGTTGACATTTAGACACTTATCCTTGCTTATATTTAGGGTGCAGAGGAAATACCTGTGTGAACACGGATATTACCATCTATCATATTGTAAATAGATGCTCCCGTACCAACTAAAACATTATACAAATATCTTCCTTGAGCAAGAGATGAAGTATCGGTAGAACCCATTGATAAAGAAATCTTACCTGCACTAGTATCAACTCCCACAACAAAGGTTCCTGCTGGAGTTGTTGTTGCTGCTACACCAGCACCTTTTTGTACTTGAGAAGATCCTGTCCAAGCAGCACTATCGGAATAAAGATTAAATGCTGCATCCGACGTATCTACTATCGTAAATATGGCACTAAAATCGGTTCCTGTATAAATTGTTAGATTTGATGCTACAGGTACTCCTGCAGCTGGATCAAAAGTTATCTTCTTAGTTGCCATTGACTAATTCCTTAAGTAGTGATTTAATTTCGTTCATTTCACTTTTTAAACCATCAAGATCATCTTTCATAGTATCAAGACTTTCATTCTTTAATTTCTTTGCATTACGAGATGCAATGTAATGCTCATAATCATGATCATTGACATTAACTATCATATTTGTTCTTGGATCCCGTGCAAGATCCTTATGCCCTTCAATATCGTACATACTATGCTAATGCCAAGACT